AAATGCCGAGAGACTACACGGATCAGCGCCTGAAGCTCACACAGATGTATAGTCCAGTATTAGTCGCTGTATCCCATACATGACTAAGAAACCCCAACAAGTTCCAAAGATGAGAACTCGCGCTGTCAAAGTGCAGCCAATCAAAACTAACAACAAACAAATATCAATGGTGCGCAATTACGCCCCAGTCGCAGTTGCCGTCAAAGCGACTAAGGGACAACCAACCTTTCGCGGCGTGGCCAATGGCGTGCGCATCCAGCACACTGAGTTTGTTAGTGAACTGCAATACGCAGGCAATACTGATTTTAATGTAACCATGTCCTTGCCGATTAACCCTGGGATCCCCACCACCTTCCCATGGCTGAGCGGCGTCGCAGATTTGTTCGAGAAGTACATCGTCCACTCCCTTCGTTTCCACACTCAGCCAGCTTTGCCAAGCTCTACTGCTGGGTCAATTTACATGGAAATCGATTACAATGCTGCTGACCCATCACCTCCAAACAAAGCCGAGTTCATGTCTTCCATGAGCGCTGTCTCCGGATCTATCTGGAGTCCAGTTGAGCTTTCCGGTGATTTTAAACGGGTCAACATTTGTGAAAGATTCGTGCGAATTGGGTCTACACCAGCCAATACTGATGTGAAGACTTATGATGTTGGTACGTTGTTTGTGGCTACTCAAGGTTATTCCACTGGGCCATCTGGTAACTTGTATGTTTCTTATGACATCTCGTTGATCATTCCTGGAATTCCCCCCGCGATAGAGTATTCCGTTTCACAGAACATATCTTTCAATACCACCTCTGGCTACCTTTCCAATGGGTCTTCTTACACCCAGTTAGGTAACGGTAATATCGCGTATCCAAAGGCTGGGGCAGCCTCAACTGGCTCATTGGCTTTCACAGAACCGGGACAATACCTGGTCGACTGGGTTGTCAATGGAACCGCAACTAGCGGAGGTCCAGCAGCTGCCACTTGGTCTATCACAGCCGGAACCGCTAGCAGTGTTGCAGCGACTCAGGCTGGGCAGATCTACACCAGTATCACGGAGACCGGTATTTACCAGGCCTTAGTCACGGCGGTCGACGCGCTTTGCGTTGTTCAATTGGCATTAAGTAATCTTTCCGCGACCACTTCATGCGTGATCAGAATTGCCAAGTACCTTGCAGCGAATTCGTAATATTGATTGGAATAGCGTAGAGCCTTCTAGTAGGCTTGTTTCTGGAGCCACCGACCAATAAAATAAAATATAGTGGGATCCGTATCACTTCAAATGGGGTTCGTAACCCCAGCCCTAGTCAGGTAATCGGAATAAACAACTCGGTTCTGTCGGTTGGCGTCCCGCACAATGTAAC